ACCAATTCATCATGGATAGGTAGCAGCAGCTGTACAGCATCCCCACAGGCCTCCTGTAGGTATCTGGCTACCCTTACCTGGGCACGTTTTAGCACTCCAGCTGCTGTACCCTGAATCAGGTAATTAGTGGATATATATGCCTTGTCCCTGTACACCTGGAGTTTCCTGCCAAATGGGGTTTTAATGTATCCCTTTTCCTTTACTTCCCTGATCAGATTTTTGGATAGCCCCATGATACCAGGGAATTTTTGACCATACAGCTTTTTAACTTTCCTGGCTTCATCCCTGGGCAGCAAAATGGTTTCTGCTAATCGTTTATCAGAGGCCCCATAGATAATTGCAAATTGTCCATTTTTTGCAGCACTTCTTAGGATCTTCTTTTTCTTTGTGTCCTGCTCATCCATAAATTTTGAACCATAGAAAATTGTAGCTGCCTCTGCATGGGGATCTCCACCACTTTCTACCAGGTCCACCATAGCCTGATCCTTGGAAACATTAATAGCCAGCCTCATTTCAATCCCAGCATAATCTACATGGAAATTCACATACCCAGGCCTTGCTCTAAAACACTTTCTGGCAGGAATAGGGTAGGGATTTGCCAGGGCCTGCTCTTTACTCACATTTTGCATATTTGGCTTAGATGCAGATTGCCTACCAGTTTTCGCGCGATTTGTATTAATGGTACAATGCACCACAGAATTTTTATCCATGTGATCCAAATAACTTGCCACAATAGGGATTCCATGGGAATAAGATCTATGCTTAGATAGGGCATGCAGTACTGGGTGCTGGTAATCTTTCAATAGGGCAAAGATAGCATCTTTGGATGTACTGGGCTGTCCTGTAGCTGTTAGCTTTGGGGGCATCATTTCCAGCTTTTGATATAGTAACCCAGCTACCTGGGGGCTGCTATTCAGATTCAAATGTTCCCCATTAATGCTGTATACCTCATCATAGGCATCCTGTACCTTTTCCTCCAGATCTGCCAGCAGGGCCTCTGTATTTCGCTTATGGATCATAATACCCCTGGCCTCCATCCGCTGGGTGATGGGTATCAATACCATTTCATTCCAGTAATCTGCCAGCAGGGCAGCATCCTCCTGGATCTCTGGCCACCACAGCTGGAATAATAGCATAGTGCGTACCACATCATCTTTCTGGTATGCATCCATAATTTTTTTGGGTACTGTATGGTACCCTTTTCCACCCCTGGTGTATTTCTTCACTAATTCATCATTGGTAGTGGGATAATTACAAAGGGTGCTACAAAGTTTTTCCAGGGCATGGGTGGGGGCCAGGTTCTGTAGCATCTGGCTCATTATGATGGTATCATGGAATACTGTATTTTTGGGCACCTGGATACCCGCACCCAATATAGCAGCCAAATCAAATTTTAGATTATGACATACCTTTGCAGTACTGGTATCATCAAACAGGGCCTGTAGGGCATCCATACTCTTTTTCCTCACACCCTTTTTCAGGCTATCTACTCTATGCACTCCCACATTCCCATCCTCATCTGCCCATGACCAGGAAAACATCTTGTGGCCTCTGTATAATTCGAATCCAGTAGTTTCTGTATCAAATGCTACAGCTTTCATTTGCCCATCCCATTGTATTTGGTTTTGTGGGTATACTCTTTCATCCGCACCAGATTCACCCTCCTATTATCCAGCCTATTCCCATTCCTATGATGCACCACATACCTGCCATGAGGATCTGCTATTAGTTTATGCATGTATACCCGCTTGCCATTTACTCTTGCCCTGGCATACCCCCTGCATATCCACCAGGAGTATTTATTTACAATGGCATAATCTTCCACACTATACCTTACTGTGAATCCATGCCCCAGATTTAGGATGTAGTACCATCCAGCTTTACTTTCATAGGCTTTTTGAATTAGTAATTCTGCCACCATGGTATACCCTCTGGCTGCTTTAGCTTTCTTTCTATCCTTTTACGAATCTTTCCCCTGGTACTGGTTCCCACTGCACTCATCAGGGCACCATAATCTACCTGGTACCGCCTGGCCACGTTCTGGATGCAGTACCTAAAGCTCCAATCTGGATTTTCCCGCAGTACCCGCTTTACCTCTTTCACTGCTTCCATCATCATCTTTATACCCTCCAAAGTACCCCCGCTGGGGGCCTGGTCCAGATCCATCCACCTGGCCCAGGTTATCCCCAGCTGATCAGGGCCTATTTCTTTTTCCGCGCAACTTTCTTTTTAGCTACCGTTTTTTTGGCAGCTGCTTTTTTGGTTTGGATGCACCCAGCCAGTTCCAGCTTTCCAAGCAGGGTGGTTTCCTCCTCAGTCAATTCATCTGCCTTGTAGGGGCCATTTTCCTGGATCTTTTCAATGAGGGATTCCATGCTTTCACCTTCCTCCTCATCCAGTTCTACATCCCTGGCCTGGAGAAAAGCTACTGCCTCATCAAAATTATCATCATCAGGATCTTCTGCTGGTGCAGGTGCTGGTGCAGGGGCAGGGGCCTCTGCTTTAGGTTTTGTAGCCCTGGTGGAAGCACTCTTTGGAGCAGCAGCTGGTGCAGGTGCTGGTGCATCTGCTCCACTTTCCTCCACTGCCAAAATCCGCACGTTAGTAAAATCACCAGATACCACTACCCGAATTTTGCATATTGCTGCATCTTTCACAATTGCTTCCAGGATCTCTTCCAGCTCTGTGGGTTCATCTGGGGCTTCATATCCCATCTGATCTATCCACCGCGCGATAAATTCAGGCCCCCTATCCGTTTCCAGGTGCAGGTAATCATATACCTTTTTCCCCTCAAATTCACCTTCCAGGATGCTATGCATCCGCTTGATCATCATTTTCCCACTGCTGCTGGATTCCATGAGTTCTGCCAATTCCAGCTGGGCACGGTAATTTCCTGGGGGCACTGTGGTAAAAGGTTCTGCACTGGCCTCTTTACCCTTTTGCCAGTTAGATTTCATTGCCTGCAATCTGTTTTTGTAGCTCATTGCTACCTCCTTTTAATTGGTTTCTTTTGCACTCCACTACCTGTTTTCTCTGCTCTTTCCTCTGTACCCCCTTTCACGCTTTGCTGCTCATTGTTATATGCAGCCAGTAAATTTGTGTATGCTTCTTTTGCACTTCTGCCCATTGGGATCTCCAGGATCTGCTTGCCATCAGGTGTATTAAAATGATTCTGTAACCTGGTCCCACCACCTACAAATTCATTTCCCCTGATGGTTAGCAGCCTGGTGCCTCCAGAGTATCCATAGTAAGCCCAGATATCAATCAGGCCCACCAGCACCTCCTCTGCCTGGCCTGATAATGTAGGCATCATCCTGGCTATCTTCCCCTCCAGGGTATCAACCTCTTTTAGGGTAGCATGGGATAGGGCTATAAAGCCCCCTAATCTCATTAGCCTATTAATCTGCCTGGCAAATTCCTGCTTGATTTTTTTCCAGGATTTTCCATAATCGTTTGCATCGTGCGGGTGGTCAATCACCAGCTTAATACACATGTAATCAAAGCACATATCATAGGCTGCATCTACTGTATCCATTATCACAGTTTTAAACTTGGCACCAGTTTTTTCCAGTAGATCAATAGTATGCACCAGATCACCCCAGTTTTTCACATCTACTTTGTATACAGATAGATCCTTTGCCCCAGGTTCACACATCAGAAAAAGAGCATCTGGAAATTCAGCTGCTATGGTGGTCTTGCCTATTTTCTTTTCCCCATAAATGAGTATGGAGTATTCCCCCATATTGGCTTTGGGTACAGATTTCTCTGTAGGCAAGCCCCATTCCCTGGTTACACCTCTGGGTGTAGCCCTGGCCACAGGCCCTGTAGTTTTCCTGGCCACTTTCTTTTTAACTGCCATTTGGGCCTCCTATGCCTTGTTTAGCTGTTGTATATATTCCATGAATGCTGGGGGTGGATTATTCCCTACCTTCACCAGGCTAATAGCATCTGTGAATTTTACGGTAGTAATACTATCCTGGGGTACTGTTGAAAAATTATGTGCCACCTTACACCTTGGGCACCAGTGAATCTGCTGTAGCTTCATAAACACCTCCTACCTCCTAAAGTTCTTCAAACAGTTTTGGTTTCTGCTTGTATGTTTTCAGTGACCCAGTACCACAGGCCTGGATGTATTCACAGGTCCAGGGGGTTTCACAGTTAAAGCTATTTCTGATAGTAGCCATTCTGCCAGATAGCCAGGCTTTGTACTCTTTCAGGATTTCACCCAGTTCCTGCTCAAATTGCCTTTTTTCCTTTTCCGTATAGCTTACCTCATACCTCATGAAAAAATGCTCTGGATCTTTCCTCACTTCTGCTTCAATACGCTTTGCCAGGTCCCGCAGGCTTTCATTTTTTCCCTGCCTATGCCCTGGGTTCCTGATTACATTGTACAGGCATCCGCTTATCTTTTTACGCTTTTCCTTTTCAGCTGCCAAGATGTAAAACAGGTTTTGAAAATTGTAGGATAAGGATAGCAGCAGCTTTTCCTCATCTATCCTGGATCTGGTTTTATGTTCCATCAGCCAAAGGGTTTTCTTTTGCTTCCCCATTTCATACAATCCATCCCGCTTTCCCCGCAGCCTGTACCCTTTATACTTCACATCAAAGGTTTTTTCCACCTCCAGCCATTTCCACTTTAGCAGGGTACCCTCATAAAATTCCACGTACACTGGAAGCACTGCACTAACTACCCAGATATTTTTATTCAGGGCCTCCAGGGATTTCTGATCTTTAATCTCTTTTACCTGCTCTGCACGATATTTTGAAAGCCAGGTTTTCAGCAGTTTTTCTGGTGGTATATCCCCTCCCTGCTGAATACGTGTATGGATCTTATCCAGCATTTCATGGAAAGCACTACCAAACTGGGTACTGCTTCTGCCAGGTGCATACCACCTATTCAGGGAGTATAGGCACCTTTGCCTGCATGCCATAAAATTGGATAGGATGGATTGGGTAATACCATCCTGGATGCTGTACCCCTTCACTACTGGTTTCCTCATGTATCCCTCCTCTATAAAATTTTCATTACTGATAGGCCCATACCTACAGCATCAGCCTCATGGTTTTTGTAGGTTTTTCCTATTGCCTGCTCAATTCTTTCCATTACAATATTTTTTGGCAGCTGTCCCTTCCATTTGCTTGGGGTTAATAATTCTACCCTGGCACCCTTCAATGTAGCCAGGCCACCCAGGTACCCTGTAAGGTAGCACAATTTGAATACATCCCCTTTGGCTGCACTGGCCATGGATTTGGGGCTTTCCATCCAGAGTTCTGGGAATTCCAGGTATACAGTATCCAGAGATCTGAAAAGGTTTAAAACTGCTTGGAATTTTGTAGCTATCAAATGGGAATTCTCCAACCAGTACCTGGATTTCTCTGATGGTTTTAGCCTCACTACCCCAGTATACTCTGGCTCATCCCTACCATCCCACATAGCCCAGCCAGTACCATCCAGGCCTGGATCTACAGTAATAGTTTTAAACAGTTTCATATACCCTACCTTTCATCTTTTTAAGCACTCGCAGCATACCCCTGCTATCTGCTTCTTTATTCAAAAGGGAATCTTTTATATCCTCCTCTATACTGTTTTCTACAATGAGATCCAGCACCAGCAGGGGGCCTTTTTTTCTTGGGTGCGCTATTCTGTCCTCTGCTTGCAGCCTACTATCCAGGGATGTGGGATTGGAATAGAATATTTCTGTATCAGCTGTGGATAGATCCACCCCATACTTTGCACACGCTGGGTGGCAGATCACTATCTGATAGGCCCCCTGCCTGAAACCCTCAAAAATATTGTACCTCTCAGATACTTGGATAGCACCATGCACCACTGGGCAATATCCCAGGTTTTTGGATAGTTCCAGGATCTCATGTATATATTCACACCAGATTACTACCTGCTGCCCAGATAGTTCCCCAGTAATCAGGCTTACTACCTCCATAATCTTCCCATACCATACTGCCTGCTTATCTATAAAGCCCCCGCACAATTGGCGCAACCACTGAAACTGTACCATGGTGTACATTGTTTTCTTCACAGTATCACCATATTCCAGTAAAAATTTCTGCTCTGCTTTCTGGTATGCTTTCCTCAAATCTTTAGGCAGTTCCAGGGTTCTTTCCTGGTATACCTTTTTATTATCCATGCCTACATCCTTCCTTCCCATTATAAAGGCATACTTATTTATCTGATCCCTGAAAGGGTCCACCATATCTGGTTTTAGATCCCAGGTTTTAATATCCACAAGTTCACAGTATTTAGCCCTGAATGCATAGTAGCTTTTACAGCCCCACCATGCAGCCCTGCCCCAGAGAAATAAAAACTGGGTGATGTAATCCAGCTTACCCTCTGGAGCAGGCAGGCCTGAAAGTATCCATCTGTGGGGTACATCTGCAAACCTGTTTACATACCACTTTGTTACACTCGCTTTTGGATTCTTGATAAAAATGGATTCATCTAATACTACAGCATCCCAATCCATGTAAGCAGTTTCTGGCAGTACCTCCCACCCCTCTTTATTCATCAGGTTCCATTTCCTGTTTTCCTCCAGGAGTTTTAACCTGGCCTGCCTGGTGCCTTTATTCAGCAGGGCCAGGCTTTCCTCCCCCTCCATTCCCAATTCACGTACCCAGGCCCCCAGGGCAGCATTGGGTGCTACTACCAGGATGTGCAGCTGCTGCCCCAGGGGTTTATAGAGTTTGATAACCCTGATAGCTACCAGGGTTTTGCCCAATCTCATTTCCAGGAATCCCGCCACATGCTTGTGCCTCCGCGCGAATTTGAAAAACTCCAGCTGGTGACGGTATAGGGATCTTTTTTTAGGCAAGGGCTGTACCCTTACGCAACCGCTGAAACCAGTTATCATTCCTGGCATTTACTTCTTTTTGGATATCTCCAAAGCCCCAGGGGCTACTACCAAAGGCACCATTTTTCTGCCTGCCATCAGCATACTTTTTTGTGGGGCTAAATTTGTCATGGGGTGCCCTGCATGATTTATGCCATGTTCTTTTTTTCTTTCCCAATGTAAGCATTACTGCCTCCTCTTTATCTTTTTCCTGGGTACCAGCTTTTTGATAGGCCTTTTCTTTTTGAATTGCCTAACTACTTTTTGCTGCTGGTATGTTTCTCTCTTTCCATCCTCCAGGGATATGGAGAATGCAATGCAGGTATCTTTGTATTCCTGGTGTATCACCTCCCTCTGATTTGTGCGTAATAATTCACTTGCCTCATGGTTTCTGCAAAATGATTTCCTGAAAAATTCCCATTTAGTATGCAGGCCATGCTTTTGTATCCCACGGTTCTGGATCTCATACCCCACCACCATCTGTAATTCTGATCTGGATAAATATGATGGTGCAGGCATTTCAAAAAGTTCCTGGTATTTTTCTTTTAGAAACTGAAGCAGGCTATACCTGGGTGCAGGCTTACTAAAGATCCTCATGTATGCTGCCCTGGCATCAGCTGTATCTAAATTTTTCAGCCAGTAGCATTCATTGTGAAATTCAATAGAATCTTGTAGTGCCCTGGTGCGTACCAAACAGGTATCACCCACTGGGGTAGAAACCACTGCTGGTTTGGTGGGTACTTTCCTGGGGATCTTTCTTTTAATGCTATGCTGTTTCATAGCACTCTAATCTTTCATCTATATAATTCCGCACATGCTCCAGGGGCTTGGCATCATTCCACAATCTGGATTCCCGCAAATCCCCATTTACAAAAAGCACAAAGCCATTACAATTATAGATGAAAGTTTTAGCCATGCTATGCCTTAAAGCACCCCTGCCATATAGCACACCACCAGCTGCTGCCAGTGCATTGCATTTTGCATTAATCAAATGATCAGTCACCCCTGCCTCCATCTGTTAAAGTGAATTATGAGATAAAAGGTATAATGTTTATTTGGGAAAATCCAATAATTTCCAAAAAAAATTTTTCTTGCATTTTAACCCTTTTAAATTCAAAGGGTTACAGATTTGGATTTTTAAAGAAATTTGTGGTGCCTCCTACACCAGGGCAAATAAAAAAGTACCTGGCCACAGGCACCAGGTACTCTGGAGGAAAGAAACAGAGGAAAGCAGTAGCTATTTAAAAGGGTAGTTTGATTCCAAATTTGTGTTTCAGCAGATCCTTTGCAATGGTATATCCTGATACTACCAGGCCTGTAATCACTACACCCGAATCCAGCCCAGCATCCTCAATAACACCAGCCACCTGGGGCAGGAATTTTTTAATCAGGGTAGCAATAATTAAACTGGCAGCTGTTACAGTTCCAGTTTTCTTAGCAGTGATAGCAGGTTTGTATGCTGTGGTCAAAGTCTTATTCAATGGTACCTCCTGAGTTTTATATGATGTAACCCTTACAGGTATTAACTCTGTAGGATTGTTTAGAAAAAAATCATCAAAAAATTTTAGCAGATCCTCTGCATTGGAATTTTGGGTGCCTATGCATCCAGCTGTACCAGATTTATTTCCATCTGGATGGATAAGGTACCTGCTAATAGGATCATGGCCACTATAAGTAGGGTAGGGCCACAGCCTAATTTTCCAAGGCCTGCCTGGTGCATCCTCTATATACATTTTATGTCTTTCCTGGGGTGCAGGTACCTCTGGGCCAGAATTGATAAACCAGGTTTTTTGTTCAATTGCATTTACTAAAGTACCCCTCCAATTACAGCTACCACTCCTACAGTACCACTGGGCCTTTATTCTATGCTTTTCAAACAATACCAGATAACCATACCCACGCTTATCATATCCAAAAGTAAATCTGAAAATATCCTGCATAGCTACCTCCTGATCATACCCAAATCACTGGGATCTCCACCCAGTTTAGTTACCAAAAATATTAGGGCCTCCCTGATCTCTCTGTAGCTATCTGCATGCTGGTCAGATTCCCGCCCAATTCGTTCTCTGAATCTTCTGCAATCATCCTTACCACGTTTTTCATCTTCCAGGGCATCTATCCTGGATACCATATGCTCTGTGGATTTATCCCGCAGTTTCCAGAGAAAAATTATCACAGTGGGTACAGCCACTACCAGGCTACTGATTATCCCCACCATTAGAGGGTGCTGCATCATTTTCAGGTTCCTTTTCTTTTTTCAGAACATCATTTTCTTTTTTCAGCTTTCCGTTTTCAACTATCAATCTGCGGATTTCATCACTCATAAAAGTGAGATTTTCAGTAAGGGTAGAGAGATTCCTATGCACCTTATTCTCAATTACCTCAACTGATACACTCCGTTTGATTCCTTCCATTCCTTCCTCCTATATTAAAATTTATGCATATTCAAAAAAGAATGTACCACTGGCACCCTTGCTACCTGTATTTGTCCATCCAGCAGAATCCCAATCTGTTTCTAAAGTAACCAGGTTTGTATTGTACCCTACATATCCCCTACCAGCAAAACTCAAATTGGTAGTATCATCCCTGGCTTTAATTGGAAACATCCAATCTACTGGAGAATTCCTGGCTGTTTTTGGTAGGGTAAATGTAAATGTAGTAGCATTACTGGTTCCAATGATATCAAAGGATACAAATACAGTAGCGCCAATAATTTTGTAGTAGATATACCCAGAGGAGGAACTAAAACCCACTACAGTAGATGTGCTATAATAATCGGTCCAGGCCTCTGTATACAGATCCAGGCCAGTAGCAGTACCCTCTAAAGTAAGAGTACGCCCACTTAAAGAGCTACCCCCTATAGCACCCCATACTATCTTTCCACATTCTGATCCAGAGGTAGCATTAGTGATAGTTACTTTTCCGGTCACATACTCTACATCCCCAGCTATACTGTTTCTTCCTTCATAGATAATTCCAGCAATTACATCACTGGCTGCTGGGCTTGCAGAATCTCTGGTAAGCCTTACAATAGGTCCCTGGGCAGCACCAGCATCATTATAGATATACTCCCATTCTCCAATACTTTCCGCTATTTTAAAACCAGCTGAAAACGTCACACCCTTACTGAATGTAAAAGGATAGTTTGAGTATTCCGAATCATCCCACCACAATTTTCCATTACCAGCACTGGAGGTAGCTGTTAGTAAATCCAGATCCTCTGCTGATGCAGTATAAACATCATACCCGCCTGTCCCAGTTCTGATATACCCGCCTACTATCAAACCAGCAGAGCTAATTTCAGTACCATCTTTGAATGTAGCTGTAGTGACACTGATATCCAAAATATCCGTATTGAAAATCCACCGTTTATAGCTCACATAGGAATCTGTGGTATTGAAGTAGATTTTTTCATATCCTGTTTCATCCCCATTTTCCCTACCTGCTTTTAAATATAGATCACCACCTGCTGTTTCTACACCAGTACCATCTGCTGCACGTATATACAAATCTGATCCAGTAGTAGTTCCAGCAGCTACCTGTATGGTATGATCTACATCCTTCACAAATTCTACATCCAGATCCAGTACCAGATCTGCATCCTCAATATGCAGGTTATCAGTACCCTCATCATTAAAAGTGATACGCCCAGCAGATCCACCCAGGCCTATCCAGGATTCATCTGCATACTGAAAATCCCCCAGGGCATATAGGGTGCTATTGGTACTATCCATAGTAAGGATATTACGTTCAGTAGTACCATCCTGCTTTACATAGGCCAGGGTATCATTAGTGGTATCATAGGCCAGCATGGAAGCACGTTTGCTGGATGTGATATTTGCCCTGGTATCCTCAATATGGGTAATCTTAACATTGGTAGCCATTTTCTAAAACACCTCCTGTATAAATTCACCAGTAGCAAAAGTATCTACCTTTTCATCACCTGTAGCATAGGTATCTATCCAATCCTCATCACTGGGGATAGGTGGGGATGCAGGCCCCATTTGGAGCAGCTTTAGCTGCACACCTGGCTGTTTTCCATGGATAGGCAGGGTGATTCTATGACCAGTTACCAGCCAGGTGCAGCCACTTAAAAAAGAGAAATTGGTGATGATATCCCCAGTAATCCCTACTTTATCAAACAGTTCAATATCCAAAACTGAATAGGTGCAATCCATCACAATTTCCACCAGGGGTGCCACCCTCCATTTGATGAGCAGCATGGCCAGTTTTTCAGCTGTATCCCCATCCCTAATACCATTAGCATATAGGGTATACCCTCTTTCCTCATCTATGTAATCGTATGAATCAGCCAAAAGACCACTATAATAGCTGCCACCATGGCCATCATCGTCAATAGTTGTAAAGTTATGATCTTCACCAGTACCTCCTGTATATTGGCAGAATTTTTTAGCCCATCCACCATCTAAAGCCAGGTTTGGTTTGTAATAAAGATCTATGCGAGTGATTAGCCTGGAAGTATTTGTAAATGAGTAATCCCAGGAGGCCAGGCCACCATCTATTATAATTTCATCATTGGTAATATTCCTGGTAATACTTGCAGGTTCATCCAGAGATACAGGTGCTATTGACCCATCAAATCTTTCAAAAGAGGCCCCGCCTGATTGCCAAAGCAGCCATCTCAGTATATCCCTAAATTTTAATACCTCACTCATTATGATATATCCATATCTGAATTAATACTGCATGCCAATTTCCAAGCAGATCTATCTGTATCAAAAGCAGATAAATATGTACTATCCAGATCACTGGAGGATAAGCTGGGCACCTCAGTATTTATAAAATCTTCTATTACATCTGCTGGTGCCTCAATTAATGTTGCACCATCTTTCCTGGCTTCCCCACGCACATAGAAATCATACTCTATGGGTGAAGTTTTAAAATCCATCCTAATCCCAAAGGCATACAGAGAATTATACACATTGCCAGCAGCAATATTATACCCACTAATATGCATAATCACACTGTATTTCACACTGGATAACTCAGATACATCTGTAAGGCCATTATATGTTCCAAATGGTCTATCATCTTCACCTGCTACTCCAGTTATATTATTCCATAATTCCGCAGTATCCCCACCAGCTGCTCTGTATACCTTATCTATTTCCAGGGCACCATCTACCTGGGTCCAGGCACTATGGTAAAAGATATTATCCCCAGTACCATAGTATTTAGTCATATTATCACTTTGGCTTTGATCCTCCCCACCATATAGCTTTTTCATGGTAACAGGGCCTGTACGATTTGGGGCACTGCCTGTAATGGTTCCTACCTCAGTTACCTCATACATATTTTCTGTGGTTCTGTATTTGGTTCCTACAATAGGATCTACACTACCATTGGTCATAGTAAACCGATGGTATATTTCATGATCACCATCTTTAGCTATTCGCATAGATCCCACCAGCATATTATAGGCCTCTGCTGGAGGCCCCAGGGCTGTAGTAAATTGAGTTCTAATCCTGGTAGCAGCCATAGCATATTGATTTACCACAGTACCCGATATTCCAGGGCTTTCAAAAAGCATATCTGCCTGCACATATGCTTCATACTCTGTATCCTGGGGTGTATTGAATGCATTATGCTTGTATTCTACCCGCTTGCCCAGGTCCACTGCACCCTCTATATTTTCCTCTACATTCTGCCATTCTCCTGCATTTTTATCCTGGGTAGTGGGATCTATATCTGCCACATGTAGCATACCAGAATATCCCTGTGGCCAGAAAGTATGGGATAGCTGAATACGCAATGAGCCATAGGTATCTGTTACCTGGTAGATAGATGCACCAGCTAAATGTACTGCTGGGGTAGTATTCCCATATCCTCTTTCCACTGGTACCTTATTCCCACTATACTCTGCTGGGTCCCTGGTTACCAACATCATTTCAGTATCTATGATAAGCAGGCACTGTGGGGCAGCAGATCCACCACTGGAATCCGTAAAGGATATTTTGGTATAATCATCTACCTCTAACTCATTTGCACTTTCAGATATACCATTGGTTAAATCTGTTTCTGTATCATTGTAGAAATTCAGCTGGTTATTATCAGATCCAATAGTAAACTGGTCAGTATCAGAGGTTTCAAAAGCAGTTTCTGTTTGGGGATCATACAGCTGGATAGAATCAAAAGATTTCCAGGGCTGTAGGTCAAAAACGATTTCTGGAGCATTCCCATATTCAGAGGTTACCACCACTGGGAGGAAAGCATTATCATCAGTCCAATCCCCATAAGCAATTGGGTAGATCTTCCCACGGTATTTTTCATTTACTGTATCTGGCAGGGGGGTGCCTATTTCCTTATCCCTCAATTCCCCTTTACCCCTGCATACAAATACAATATCCTGTTTATTGGGTATTGCCTCCTGCACCTTACCTGTAAAGAATACATCATAGGTAGCTGTACTCATGGTGGCACCATAGCCTATACCAATTTCCACTACCCTGCCCAGATAATCAGCACCATCTATTGTACCAGCTGTATTATCAAAGGTTATCCGCACATCAGAGGTTTTAGCTGTAGGATCATCCAGTGGGGTAGCTGCATTATCAATTTCTGAAACATCTACCAGGCTATCTGCCCATACAGTGGTATCTGCTCCAAAACTCTCTGCTCTGATAGTACCAGCTGCTATGTAATCAATACCACTGCCCCAATCATCAGAAGCATTTTTGGTAAATCGTATTACAGCATATACTGCACCCCCATCCAGTACAGCTGTTAATCCTGCTTTTAGGGTCCTGGCCATTTAGCTTACATCCTCCCTATAAGGCAGCACGATATCATAAAAAGTACCTGGCCGAATAAATGTAAACACACCATCCAGGGTAGGGCCTCCATTGTAAAATACAGTGATATTGGTATTATCCCCTTTGCCCAGATCCGTATTGGTGGGGGGTGTGATCACAAAAGAATTCTGCTGGAATATCACCGTATCCCTTAAAAATTTTCTAAGTCCTGTAGTAGCATTATCTACCTCATCCTTTGGTACATTATTGATTACCAGGATACCCTTTATGATATTTGGGCCATTATCATATGTAGCTGTACCACCATCAGCAGTTTCCCTGAAATACTGATTGTACCTATCAGTCCACCATTTCCTGGGGTAGGTAGGATTTTTTGTAATGGTGCATACCACTGCATCTTTGGTGAATACTGTACTCATTATCTACGCACCTCCATAGCCAGGGCAGGCAGTAGCCTATCTCTTAAAAATGCCTCTTCACCTATCATATTCCCCTGGATCACTACGCTAATATTTCCACCCCTGGCAGATCCCTGTACAGAATCATCTACCCTGCTATCTACCCTATCATTGGGTAGTACTTTAGCCCCCTGGGGCAGTACCACTGTTTCTGGTCCCTTTTCACCCACAGTATACACACCACCCCTGGCACCCTCTGTACCCGCTTGCAGGCCCCCAGAGATCCCAGAGAATACCCCGCCAAACAAGGCACCAAAAGGCCCCCCTATGGCTGTAGGCAGCACCATCCCTGCAATCTGCAATCCTAATTTCATAAAGGACCGCCCAAAATCATCAAAATCAAAATTCTGAAAACCATTCACAATACCGCTGCCTATGGATTGCCCGATAGTTTGGGCTATGGTTTCTGCTTTGTTTTTAAATTCTAACAGTACCTTTTCCAAAAAGGTTAAAGATTTTTCTATGGGCTGATCAATATTTGGGGCCACTTCTTTTTTTATAGCCTTGCCAGTTTTGGTAGCTGATTCACGCAAGGCTTCAAAACGCACCCGCGCGTTATCCAATTTCTCATTATTAGATTCCCAGGCCCCCACCAGTTTATCATTTATTGTAGCTGCTAATTGAGCAGCACCCTTTTGTGCAGCTACTACAGGCCCAAGCATTTTTTCTGCTGCTTCCCCAATAGCACCACCCATACCCTGTAGCTTAAATAATAAGCCTGCTAAATCTGTAAGCATATTACTAAAACCAGAGGTAATTCTATTTAAACCCTCCAAAATTCCTACTACAAAAATTCTATGAAAGAATTGAATATTAGCAGCCCATAAAAATCTAAGTCCCTGAATACCTACCCAAAAATTATCTACCCAGTTCCAAATGGTTTCTGTGAGATCCTGGAATATCTTTTTATTTGCAGATACCTTTTTTGTAAGTTCCTCAATTTTAGGGGTTAGCTTTTCCATGATGGGCAAAATGGATTCCCGCTTTAACCCCTCCCAGGTCCTGGTTAATCTGGTCATAGCATCAGTATACTGAGCAGCTTTAGTAGCCCCCTCTGTGGTCCAGGCTATCCCAAGTTCTTTAGCCTGTTGCATCTGGGCCTGGATTGCACCAGTTCCCTGATCCAGGATTGCTACCATTTCAGCCCCAGATCTACCAAAGATCTCCTGAGCCAGGGCCAGTTTCCTGGTTTGATCCTCCATATTTGAAATTTTACTGGTGGCCTCCAGCACTACACTTTGTACGCTTTTCATCCTTCCACCTGATGCACGTACCTCAATACCCAGCTCATCAAAAGCATCCTTTGCAGTTCTTAATCCATCATCTGCTGCTTTCATGTTCCTGGTAAGCCTCCTGAAAGCAGGTTCAAGGCTACTGATATTAGTACCCGCTAATTCTGCCACATACCCAAACTGTGATAGAAATTCTACAGAAGCACCCACCCGCTGGGATAGCTTATCAAAATCATCCCCTAATTTTGCTACTGCCTGGAAAGATGCTACAAAGGATTTTACAGCCTGGGTAGCTTTGCCCAGGGCTTTGATAAGCAGCTGGGCACCAAATACTGCCTTAAACTGATCCCCGAAACGCTTAGTTTGGTTTCCCAGCTTCCCAATCCGCTTGCCCAGCTGATTAATTGCCACAGATCCCTTATCATCTACCTGGATCTCAAATTTTAAAGGCATGGCTATCTCCTGTATCTACCTTTGTTTTGCTGCTGCTTCATTTTTGCTGCTTGCTGCTCTGCTGCTATTTTCCTATCCCTATGCACTTTTCTCCTGATGTATCCCATGGTTTGGGCTACACAGTTCCAGTACTCATCTTCCCCCATTGGTAAAATCTTTTCTTTGGAGATCTCTGGGAGTAATGCTACACTTGGGCACTGGTCCCCATCCAGTGGGGAAATGTTTATGGCTAATACCATGAGGTTCCAGAATTCCATTAGCCCACTGTACTGCATCAGATATAGTGGGTTCACATCCCAATCTTTTATATACTTGCATCGGCCCGATATACACGGCACACCCCCCTGGATAAATTCATGCTTTTCCTGGTAGCACCTGGTACAGCAGCTGGGTGCCCATTGGTAATCTATTGTGCATTCGAGCCATTGGCTAAATTTTCAAAGGGTCCTTTTAAAAGGATAGCCAGTTTATCCTGCATGTTTTCATCTGTAATCAGGGCACTGGCAATTTCTCTTTTAGTACCCTCATCCACTGGTAAAGGATTCCCACTATCTCCATCCTCAATACCTTCCCATCCTTTAATGGATTCCTGTAGGTATTTATATCCAATCTCCAGCCCACTGGCCTCCTCTTGGGATTTCCCAGGAAAATTTTTTAAGATGAATTCTGCCAGTGGTATGGGTTCTAAAATTAGTACTGCTCCATCTTTCCATTCTACCTTTTGTTCTTTCCTCCGTTCAAACTTCACTATTCCCTCCTCATTTCATTAGTTGAATTTGTATTATCTGCCAGTATCATCATCTGGCCACCCTGGATAAGATTAATACTGCTCAATTCTGTACTGAAAACTGGGGAGGATACATCTGGTTCCTTTCCACAGTTAAAGGTAATAGGATGGGTAGGTACATCCTCCTCTGTTAAAGAAGCATCTGAAAGCACCACACTTGGAAAATACAGGCCCCAGGAATAGCTACCAGTAGTGTATACTGCTTTTATTACACACTCCTGCCAGGAATCCCTATAACCCATATAGGTATCTACAGAATGCCTGGAGATCACAAAGGACCCAGAAACACTTACCTGGCCAGCCAGGGTGGGTTCTATGATGTATAGACCACTTTCACAATCCCGCTTAATGCTTAATGGTATCTCCACCTCCACATTAAAATTTGATACCCCAAGCTCCACATAAGCCCCACCAGAGGGCTTTACAGAAAATGTTAGGTGCCTATGCAGCACACTATTTGAACTACCTTGCAGGGCTGTGGCATAGGTCCAGGAACTACTGGAGTAATCTGCCCTACCCTCTTTAGGCCCCATTGCTTTGGCAGTACATTTTACCATACCATCATCTGCTGTACTGGCAATAGAAAAGCCACTGCATAGCTGGTGATGATACCTATAATCATTTGGCCCCAGGGCAAATGCAAACGTACCAAACCTATTTTTCCTATCATCTGCATTATAATCCCCAGCTGTTTGCTCTGCTGTCCTGTAGGCTGTAAAATGTCTTTCATGGCTATCCAATTCATAGCATTTACGATAGTAGCCCCCACCCAAATCCTCTGGGCTGCTTCCACCATCCTCATACCCCATAAGCCAGTACCAAAGTTTATCCATACCATCATACCGCACATTCCACTCCAGGGAATCCATGGGGGCCTCCAGGCCTACCTGTACTGGCAGATCCTCAAAAGCTAAACCCTCTATAGATTCATCTGGCTGTTGCTGTGGATTCACCTTAATATTTTTGGTAAGGTATGGGAATGCATCATTTGCGCCCAAGCTCATAATGGTATTACCATTAAAGCCCCAGCCTGTACTGCCCATGAGTTTCCCAGCTTCCAAACTCATGGCCATTTTGGATTCTATTTTTGTGGTTACTCCCATCTGTTACTCCCTATTATGTATTGGTAAGGCTTGCCCGAATAGCTGAATTAAAAGCCATATTTGAATTACTGTAATTTGCATCTATTCCATTCCTGGCACATCTGCATGTAACAGTAAGGGTATTTACATCATCCTCTGTTTTTTCCAGGGTTTCAATTACAAAATTTGGAATTTCAAATTGTAAGATAGCATCAGCAGCCCCATAGTAGTTAATATCTGCCTGGAGGGCTGTATGGTTATCCCTGAATCCATGCCAGGTATCTGCATCATGCCTGGATATGGTAAATTCAAAGGTAGCTTCTGGCCTACCTGCACTGGAGGATAGTAGCACCAGAGGGCTTTGACCATTACAGTATTGCTCCCCATAGTTCCAATTTACTCCAATATCAATTGATTCTATGCACTGATTATCACCACTATCCAGGGCATCATCCTGGTTACCTATTCTGATATACCCATTAGTGCCCCCTGCATGGTGATGTACCAGCCTGGTACCTGGGGTAGTAGTCATAGCAGGAAATGCTGAATCATCCCGCACCTCTGCTACATATCCTATAACCCCAGCAGTCATATGCAGATCACCCTCTGCTTCACTTACAAAATGCACATCATTAAAAATGCATCCTGCATACTTGTAGGTTTTCACCTCATCCAGGCCCACAAAGCTCATGGTTTTATCATTCTTATCTGTGGGCAGGGTGAATACCTTTGCAGCTACAGATCCAAATACACCTTCCAGGGCCTCCTCAATGGTATCCACATCCAGCTGGGTACTCAAATCCCCTGTCATATGTCGCACACCCTGCAAAGGCAGATCTGGAAAAGCAATACCCACTATAGATTCATCATCTATCATATCAAAACTTTGGTGCAGGGTAAAACTGGTAAAGGGCATCTGAATACTTGGGGCATCATACTGCCCTGTGGTACCTTCCTCTTTCCATCCCGCTTTCCTCAATACTTGTACACTTGTACCCATAACACACTCCTCTTTTTATGCTGTTGTATCTGTTGTATCCACCATAATATTGAAAGAAACCACTGAGGTATTCAGCTTTTGACTATGTTCCTTATAATACAACTCTATGTTGAATTCTCCAAAAGTCATTCTGAAACCAGGGCATGGGGCACTGGCATCATCAATAAAACTGTATACCTGGGTTTTTATCTGTACCGCCACATCTTCCAAATCTTTCATATCCTGGCCAGTGGTCCTATCTGGGCTTTCTGCATAATGATGCACATGCACATCAAAACTGTAGCTGGTTCTGATATTCCGCTGATCAATGTACTCTACTCCATCTACACCCCTATACAGAATACCCGCCACTGGGAAATATGATGCAGCTTGTAAATCCAGGCCCCCATAGTTATGGGTACCCACAATCACCTCTTTTAAATCGCTGATAGCCTCCAGCTTTGCTTTCAGGTTATCCAGGAGGTAATCAAAGGTAGTGCTACCTGGATCTGTTACAGTACCATAGCCCTGCCTCAATTCCCCAAATGTAGCACGTTCTACCCAGGTGGTAGGATAATGAAATGCAGGCATTAGCTTACCGTCCTGGTTTTAGCTGAATCATCATATGTATGGGTGATGGTTTCACTGTTATCATCTGTAAAGGTCAAAACCTCATTATCAGATCCAGATACTGCCATATTCCCATTAATCACAGCACTCATATCTGCCAGCAGATCCCTCTCAGTAAAAATAATCTGGGATTCTACTACGGTAGCTGATGTACTGGATATCCCACCAAATACAATACAATTCCCATCCATTTCACTGGCTGTAAGAGTGATAGCATACACACCTGGTAGATTTGTGCTATCCGGTTCTGTAATGCTTCCAGCATTGGTAGGGGCACCAGCAGCACCACCATCTTTAGCTACCCGCAAGGTAAAATTTGCAGAGTCTCCAGATCTGCCTGATGCATCGTTAGAATTCCAGGCCCTAAAGTACACCACATATTCCCTACCTTTAATTACTGTCATAGGATTACCACCTTGTATTTGTAGGACTAAATAAGCATCTGTTTTATCAGTATCTACTGATGGGAGGCCCAGCACTACCAGGGCATTCACATCATTCCAGTATCCAATAGCACCAGGGCACCCATCCTGATTAGGCCAGTTTACTACACCATATCTTTCCTGCTCCAGATCAAAAGACATATCACACCTTAAAAGTACTTCTTAGGGATTTCCCAAGATTCCTGGTGAAGGTTTTTTTGTTCTGCTCCAGGGCAGGTTCTAAAAATTTTCGTATCCTTCCACGGATTCCACGAGTCTCATGTTTAATTCTATACCTCACATCTGCACTGCCTTTTTCCACAATACTTAACCTGGCCACATAAAATTTCTTATTCCCTTCACTCTGGGGTGAAACCCAGAAAAGCAAATGTGGATCTGCCTTTAATCTACGCCTGGTTTTTGATTTGGTCCAGCTGCCTGGGCTTTTCAATATCCTTTTTAATAGTCCAGTTCGTTCTGTAAGTTTACC